AAGGCACTCCTCGTGATAAGCTGGCGTATGTGATCCAGAAGTTCCCAACGCTGTACAACAACCCGAAGAAGCCGGAATACAAACAGTTTGCTGATGCGGTACTCCAGCACATGTTTGAATACCTGCACACCAACGGTATTAAGAAAACCAACGTGTATGACGTCTTGATCAAGATGCGCGGTGCCTACGGGGCTCCTCGTAGCAAGAACGATACCGTCAAGGTGATCCGTACCCTGGGTGATGAAATCGTCAAAGAGCAAACCGGAGTAAAAACACAACAAACCGTCCAATTAGTTCGTACCGCACTTTGTCTGTACATTGTGCTGCGAATACTGAGCAAGGACTATTTCGAGTAAGGAGCAATTCAGCTATGGTTCTTCATCATTTCGTAGGAACGAAGATCATCAAGTCAAAGGCCATGACTCGTTTGGAGTACGTGACCTATCGGGGATGGGAACTCCCGGCTGACGAAGATGGTAGCGACGCAGGCTATTTGGTCGAGTACTTGGATGGCGGGAAACCTAACCATCCGGACCATGAAGGGTACATCTCCTGGTCGCCAAAGGAACAGCATGAAAACGCCTATCTGAATATGGGCAACATGGGGACGTACACCCCGGCGCAACAAAAGGTCTTTGCTACAAAGGTCCAGCTGGAGCATCAGATCGCTGTGCTCAAGGAAGAGATCCAGGAAGCAGATAAGCTCAAGAACACCGATGACTTTATCTGTACACCCTGGGAAGTGCAGCTCATGCAGACGCAACTGTCCTGCATGGAAGTACAACTCAATGTGGTCATTGAACGCACTGAGTGGTTTTAATTTTATGTAACACAACCTAATCACTCTCTTAGTCTTCACGGGCTAGGAGAGTGATTGGATTACTTTGCTTAATGTGAGTTATCTATGACCGTAGACATCAGTACCTTCCGCATTGCTACTCCTTTGCCTGTTTCGGAAACGAACCCGGTAGCGCTGGAACTCATGGGCGCTGACGCCCTAGTTCTTTGTCCAAGCGTGATTTGCCAGCTGGAGGATGGATCTATCCAGTTAACTGCACCCACTCAAGGAGCGTCAAGCAAGAGCACCAAACGCACTCGCTGCGAATGGAAGGAAGACGGGTACTGGCCGTTGGTTAGTGCGGACAAACACTGGAACCGCCAAGAGGTGACTCTGCTTAAAGTCAACTCTGCGCAAAAGGTGGTGATTGGACAGATCCATGTCAAGGACGCCACCACTCCTCCATTGAAGGTGTTCTGGAACAAGGGCAAGATCACCGCTGGCTTCCGTCAAAGCTTTGACTCACCTGATATTGTGAACGTCACTGTTCACAACGACGTACCCCTGGGTGCAAAGTTCAAACTGAGCATCGGCGTTACCAGCAGTGGTTCTGTCTCGATCAATGTCTTGTGCAACGGCATTCCGTCTCTCAAGACCAGCTTGCGGCTGGATAGCTCCTGGCAGGATCAGTCGTTACAGTTCCACGGTGGTCTGTATAACCAGATCGATTACTCCGCGGATACTCCAGAAGGTGATGGATCTATTTCGATCATCTCCATGCTGGATGTCACCCACGGCGCTGTGTAATACATAACCCTTGCCCTAGAGCCTCCTTGCGGGGGCTCTAGGGTTTAGGTCTTTATGCACGCTTACGTTCTTTGAGCATCCGCTTAGCACGCTCAAGCTTCGCATTTTCAATCAGGGTGTCGACAGTCAACAGTTTAGCCGTCTCAACCGGAAGCAGTCTGCTGAGCTTGTTGATCTCAGCTTCCAGTCGCATGGCCAGGATGTTGTCGTTGGTGTTCAACAACTCATCTGTCAGCCTGGCTACCCGTTTCTTGATGTTGTCCATAAACGAGATAATACTTGGATCGACTTCAGGAGCGTTCTTATTCTTACCGGCATCCAGCAGGTTACGAGTTTCCGTTAACGCAATCCCAGTTGGAATCCCGTACATCGGCTTGTTCTGCCCCAGCTTGATAAACCAGTACGTCAGCAACCAGGCGATAACCAAGTCATCGTGCTGTTTGCTATCGTGGTCGATTCGATCGCCCCGCGTCTTGAGGTTGATAAGCTCATCTGCAAGCCTGTCATAGTTCAGACCATATCCCGTGTTACCCACAGCTTCCTGAATCAACCCGTACAGAACCTGACGTGAAGTCTGGGTCGTTACGAACCCGAAGAACTGTTTGTACTTCAGGTAGAAGCTTTTACTGCGGTGGGCAAACTTGGTGTTCTGAACTGCCTCGTATTCCTTCGAATGGTTAACAGGATCTTGGAAGACCGTGTTGTAGATCCGAGTGAATGGATCCATCCCTTTAGCCGGCAGCATCACCAGCAGGTTATCGATCATGTGGTGCGCATAGTTACGTTCAATCACCAGCAGGCTGTTTTCCAGCGTCGACAACATGTCCACGATAATGCCGGTCACGTCGTCCAGGAAGGCCAACTGGTATCGCCCTACCCCAATCACCTTACCTGTCTTCATACTGCGGATAATCAGCGTACAGGCGTCCTTGTTGATAGCCGACGAGGTATCCACCCCAATGAGGAAGAAGTCGTTGTAGCTCTTCTTCGCCATCTCCAGCAGTTCTTGCTGCGTCACAAAGAAGTCCATAAACAGACCACTGTCACGATACTCCTTACTCCAAACCTTATCCCGCTTCACGTTGTTAATCGCTTCACGAGTAATGTCGTCAAACACACGGTTCTCACCGTCCTCAACCCACATCAGGAGCAAGTCGATCTTCGCCTTAGCAAGGCTGAGGTTCAGACTGTCGATGGTTTCCTGTACCCACGACTTGTCTTTACCCAACTGCAAGAAGTTGTACACCAATGCCACAGACGGCGAGGTAGTCTTCTTCGGAGAGGCTTTCAACAAGCGCATCTTCAGATGACTTTCGCTATACGAGTCAAAGAACTTCTCACGCCACTCGGTAGAGGTCATCAACTTCTCGAACATGAATGCACCGCTTGGATGCAGGGTCGTGTTCGGTGTCGTGATATAACTGATCCCGTAAGGAATACCGCTGTCACGACAGATCTCCATCTCTGTAAGTGCAGATGGTGAGCATCCGTTGATGATCGCCTCGATCCAGTTGATGTAACCTGGCTCGTCGTAGTTCGTGGTACCTACCGTGAGACCCCGTCCAAGGTCGCCTGCGGCGTCTTCGCCCATCTGGGGTACTGAGATGGTCAGGGTGTTAACGTGCTCCTCACCAAAGGCCTTGTACGTCAGGTAGTTACCTGCGTCTTTGTCCTTCCAGGTAGGGTTAACCAGGTACTTCGGCAGACAGGTCCGGATCTTCTTGATCGCGTCAATGAACTGAGCCCGGTTATCCGACTTCAGTGTCACGAGGTGAGACTTATACCCACGTCCCATGATGTAGGTTAGCCAGAAGGCAATCACCTGAACCGATACCGTGTTGTGGGTGACCAAGAAGTCATCGGTGACGTAGAGGTGTTCCTCGTTGTCCACTTCGATACAGGTGCAAGGGGCCTCACCCTGATACTCGATCCGCTCCACAAACAACTGGTTAGGATAGACCGACTCCTCTTCGACATGCTTGAACTTAAACATGCGCATTGAGTGAGGCAAGGTTACGGTGAGTTTGCTACCCACCTTGGAAGCAGTACCACCCAGACCACGAGCGAGGTATTGGATATGACCGCACACAATGCGGCTAGGGTTAGCACAGACCACACCCTCCTCACCGAGTACCCCTTGATCTAGAAACGCCTGTAGCACTGCCAGGCGATCTTCCAGAGCCCCTTCCAGATACCCAACTGGGACACCCAGGAAACCATCGAAGTTAATGTCCTTGCCTTCTTCGGTCTTCTTGATAACACGACGGTTACCCGTGCAGGTCAGTTCCATCCCTACCGGCATGTGCTCGATCAGGTAAGCATCAGCTGCATCAGAGACCTTCTTGATCAGCAAGCCGTCGGCGATAGGGAAACCGCCAATAAGCGTACCCATGACATAAGGGTCTACTTTGAAGTTCTTCTTGACACCCTTCTCAGCTTCGATCAACGGGAACTCTAGCTTCACATCAGCCTTGAGCTTGTCGATCATTTCTGCTGTGGTGTAGTCATCCCAAATCGGATCGTCGTTTACCGCACGGCTGTGGTCAGCCAAGGTCCAGAGGTGTTCTGGGCCTGCATCCACATAACGACCATCGCTGGCGTAGACCCGGTACAGCCGCTTGATGCCTTGAGGGTGGATACCAATAACCGTCGATGGTTTGCCATAACGGTCAACAACCTGATCCCCTGCTTGCAGGTCACCAATTCGTACCCAGGTTCCGTCTGTTTTACGAACCTTGTTGTTATCATCCTGGTACTTACCCTGCTGACGAGGCATGATCATGTACTGGGTAATGTGGTTTAGGTAGTTCCAGATAAAACTGATGTTACCTCGGTTCGCCATGAACTGACGGTCCGCCCGCAACTTACACACCTCACGAAGGAAGTACCAGAAGTTAGTCTGGCACTCGCGCATCACCATGACCTTCTGTTCGTTGGTCAGGTTCTCGTCATACGGATCAACCCCAATAAGAGCCGGGTTGTTCAGTTGCAGGAGGAAGTAGTAGTTCTTGATCCCCTGTTGGCGGAAGATCTCGGCCGTCCGCAGGAAGCTGGTGTTCTTGGTGTTGAGGTCAGGCTGTGCTTTGTAGCGAGCAAAGTCCTTGAGGAACCGAACCGTCTTGATCGCTGACAAGCTGTCTTCGTTGAAGTGAGCCATAAGCAATTCATCTTCAGTACGCTTGGCCCAGTCAACTCGGTTCTTACGGTCATCAATCAGTTCGGGTGGGAGGTTTTGTGCTCCCAGGTAGTCCACGAGGTCTTTTGCAAACTTGAGGGTAGAGGCTTCTACCGTATTGTCAGTGGCTTCCATGATAAGTTCCCATTACACAGATCAAAAAGAAAATATAACCAATCAAAAATAAATAACCCAGAGGCCCGAAAGCCCCTGGGTTATGGTATCACACTACCGGGGTAGGTACTTCTTTGACGCGCTCGTAGGACGTCACGGCGCGATCGTCGTAGATCGTCACTTCACGGCTTTCACCGTCTTGCAGTGCGAACTCTTCAATCGTTTCGTTGGTCACCACATTGAACACCTTGACAGCGACTTCTTTGTTGCTGGCGCAGTGAGCCGACACTTTAACTTGCGAGGTCATACATTTCTCCGATGGGGATTACACGTATAACATTAAGGTGCCAGTTCCACGGTAACGCCGGTCATACCAAGTTGCAGTTCAACGCCCGTTCCAGACTTGTTGACCCAGTTGATGTACCAGGTCTTACCCTTCTGCATCGAGACGGTGATCGCGTTCAGTTGATTCCAAGCGCTAAGCGGGAATCGCCATTTGCGACCATCTTCATGCATCATGTCGAAGTGTGTAGGCGTTGGCGCCTTGTCTTCGTTGAAGACGTCGAAGCTTGGGTAGATCGACCAGTACATCACGTCGAGCCATTCGTTCACTTCGTCTTGACCGTTGGTGATGTCGAACGTGGTGTTGGCACCGTTGTTCGCCGCCACAACTTTCTTCGCAGCGTAGATCGGCTTGCCGTACGAGTAGTTCACCTGCCAACGATCGCCTGGGCCGTTGATGTCTTTCAACAACACGACTTCGGTATGCTGGATGAACGGCACCGACTCGTACGTTGGAGCGACGTCCTTCAGGTTGATGTTGAAGATCAACGCTTGCGACAGGCCATACGAGGATGGCTTGTAGACCGGGCTCTTGTCGTTGTAAGTAACAACGGCCGTGACGTCCGTGAACGTCTTGCGATCCAGGTCGTACAGGAAGTGCTGCAAGCGATAACCGCCTTGCGTCGCATCCCACTGCGGGTAGCTGAAGATCCGCGGGCTGTAAGCACCCTTGGAAGCACCAGCCTCGAAGGTGTAGGTATGACGAGCAAAGTCTGGGTTACCTGGTTGTGCGATGTAATGTTCCTCGTTCTCAGCCAATTTCTTGACCAGAACAACATCACCCGTTTGACCAGGGAACTTCGGACGGTACTCAGCCACACCCAACAGACTGTACTCACCCCCGTTAACTGGAGCAGGGTCAGACGTCGAACCATCAGAGTAATGCGTGATGGCACGCAGTTCAACCGACGCCAACTGAACGTTGACTGGAATGATCAGGCGATCTGGATCGTTGATGCGAGTGAACCATGGCGAGAGCAGTTCCACACCAGTGACATACTTGACGCCGATGTTGTGATCTTTCATGTACGACGAATGCTGAACCATCAGCGGTTGAGCAGGTGGGATGAAGTTGTCACCCTCGTCGAAGAACACCAACCAGGCACGAGTGCCGTCGACCAAAGCCAGGTCGTTCTTGGTCACACTGAATGGACCGGTGGTCATGATCGACTTGTTGGTGTAGTCGTTGATCATCGCCAGCTTGACCGGAACCTTCTTGCTGATCATGTTCAGCGACTTGTCGTACTGTGCCGAAATGATGTTCGCATCCACCGCCGCACTACCCAGGTAGACGAAGGCGTATGCTGCACCAGGACGCATGATGGTAGAATCCACGCGAGCCACGTTTGGACGTACCGAGAAGTCGATCGACAGCAAGGCTTCGCCCGCCATTGGACCACCACGGAGACCGTAGATGTAATCCTGATCGCTGGTGGTGCCTTCGTCAGTGTTCTGCAAACGCCAAGGCACCAGTGTCGACTTCAGGGTAGCCTGCCAATCTACCTTAGCCACAAAGTAGATCATGCCGTTAGGGGTGTCGAATACCAACTCCCCTTCCTGCGGAACCACGTACTTCGTCAGATCACTGACCGGGTGGATATCCGGGTCATAGACGTTTTCGATGTAGTGGAAGTTCTTGCGTTCCCCTGTGTTGAGGGGACTGGTGTTCGTCCCTGCCACCGCCGCAACGGCATTAGACAGGGGACTTTGGTCAAAGATTGCCATTAGTGAGTCACCTCGAAATAACCCTCAATCACAGTAACCGAACTCAGGAAGAGGTCGTTTACCTGTTTGAAGAAAATGAGTTGTTTATCCGATACGGTCAGCTTACCGAAGTTAGCGAACGGCGTGATCGCAAAGTAACGGCGATCATAGTTCAGAACAATTGGATCGTACCGCAACCACCAGACGTAGGGTTGAACTGCATCCCTGACATCTTGATCGCTGTAGTAGGTTTCCCCATCCGCTTTGGGTGGCAAAGCAATCAGACCGTTCAACACACCGTTTACCACGACGTTCATGAAAGGACTGTACAGCCGGTACTTGTCTTGCAGGTTCGGGATAACCGCCACACCAGAACCATCCGGGCGTTGAGGGTCTCCGTTCTCCCAGTGAATCTCATCCGCGTTGGTTTGCGGTTTAGGCAACCACAGGGTGAGGTAGTCACTGACCCGTTGGTCAACATCACGGCTGCGCTGACGATAAGGGAGTTCGTTGTAGTCCTCCACAAACCGAATCGGGCACCAGACGTGTTTGACCATGTACGGCTTACCGTTCAGGGGGTTACCTACGTCATCCGGAACTTCTCGCTCTGCCCGCGGTACTTCATCGGTCAGGTAAAGGGCTCCATTAATAACCGTACGAGTGACTCGATCCCCGCGCAGATTATAGCGATCGACGCGGCCAATAACCCCGCCATCCACAAATCCGAGTTCGGTGTCAGAGTTCGGCAGCACCACAGTTTTGCCGAGCCCCATCGCGCGTACAACGATGTCTTGAGGGCCATCTACAAGGAACTCCTTGTTGTTGATGTAGCAGTACTGGTCGTCGTAGATCCAGTCAACCTTGTCAATCAACGGGTGTCCATTTACCCAAATACAGATCTGTGCCCACGTCAGCCCAGTCAGATGTCCGCCGTCAGGATAGATGTCCGTGATAGCAAATGCCAAACTGTGGTCGATGTGTTCCAACTGGAATTGATAGCCCAGGATCTTTTTATTGCTGATCAGAATACCGCGCTTGTTGACACGGTCCAACCCAGTCCACACCAACACCCCATCCTGAATCCGGTACATGGTAGGGTCGTCAGTTACGTTGGTCCATGGACCTACGATATCTGCGATGTTGATGTTCCAGCTAACGGTATAGACCTGGTAATCCCAGTCCTTGCTCAACGGTGTGTCTTGGTTGGTGATAACCATATCCAGCTCACGACCCGCTTCACCCATGGTAAACTCCACCATGGCACATGCAGGGTTGTTGGGCGAGTAGTACCGAATGCCCGTCATGTTGCGCCATTCCAGCAACTGTCCGTTGGCATCATGTTCCCAGGCAGTACAAGCCTCCTGGTAGGTCACAGGGACCTCAACACCACGACTACCCAGCAGATAGGTCGCTCTAACCGGCGTCTCGCTCAGAACGCGTGTGGCGGCGTTGTAGCCTACCGACATGATCGCATCATCGCGCTTGACGTTCTTCCACTGCTTACGCAGCAACGTTAACACTGGACCTTGTTCCAATTCCTTGGCAGTCCACTCCGGCATGTTGGCTCGTGCATCGACCATGGCACGCATGATATCGACATCAGGCATCCGGTACAGGTAACGGATACGCTGGTGCTCATGAGGCCACTGGAACTCCCAAGCCGTTTTGCGAATCAGCACCAGGATCTTGCAGTCCATTGGATCGGACAGATCAGGGTGGTACTCGGTGGCTGCTTGGATCATGTCATCCGCAATCGCCACATCCACATGAGTCAGCTGACGAACCGCCATCTCGTTGTTACGGTGGAAGTACAACCCACGAGCCTTATTCCCGAGGAGGAAGTAATCGTTGTCATCGAAGTAGCGAATGGTGAAGTCACCCTTGACCTTTGCAGGATGGATGATGACCTTGTTCTTCTGGTCGAGTTCGGAGTAGAACGCCTGCAAGGTGTTGTATGCATACAGCTCAGTGCGCAACACAGTAGGGTCGTGCCAGAACTCGATCACGTCACCCGGTGCAATGGGATTGATCCCAGCAGGAGCGCCATTGATCGCCACACCGTTATGAAACAACCCGGTATAACCAGGACGTGCCTTCACAGCAGAATAGCGACTGAGGAACTGCCCGTACTCGCCTGGGTTCTCGTACACACAGGTTTCAAAGATGAACGGGTTACCGACCTCGTTGAAAACCAGAGGACTCTTGTCTACCAACACCGAAGGGGTGTAGCAGCGGAAGTGCATGTCGTCACCATCCAGAATCAACGTCTTGGTCAACTTCTGAATAGCGATCAATACAAGACCGTCGTACGTCACCATGATCCAGCAGTGACTGCGACTCTGCATGTAACCCTTGGTTGAGTACACATCGGTCAGGAAACCACGAGCCTTACACAACAACCCCAGGTTAACCCAACGATCCAGCGGATTACGCCGCAGGGTGTTGTTCTTGAAGTTCCAGAACCCAGGATGCAGCCCACCCGCAGAGAACACGTGGAAGAAGGTATTCTTCTTCGGCAATGTCCGCCACTTGTTCATGTAGCTGAAGTTGGAGCTGTAACCGTACTCTTCGGTAATGCGATTAAGCTTTACCTGGTATTGCTGGTTTTCTTCCGGATTGGACCAGAGTCGATCGTCCGTGTATTTGACCAGCGGTGTATTATCTTCCGGTCCACGAATACCCATGATGATTACCCGTTGAGGTCGTAGGTGTAGTCGATGTGTTTGGTAAACGACTCCAATACACCCTTGTTGTATTTAGGATCCAACGCCATCCCCAACGGGGTCTTGGCATACAGTTTGTAACGCGCTGCACCATACGTCAGTGCAGTGAACAATGCTGGCGCTTCAGCAGCAGCAATGATGACCTTGCTACCGAGTGCCATGAAGGTGATACCACCCAACAGTGCCATGAAGTCCTTGAACTCCACACCCTTGAGTTGATACAGCACGGGGTTGCCACGGATGGCTTCGTAGAGGTCTTGCAGGGTAGACAGCTTCGGCAGACCTTCGACGATACCCAGGATGTAACCCTTCTCGGTGCCGTAGATCGAACGGATAACGTTCAGCGCCAGCAGCTCGAGATCAGCAGTCACATCTTCCTGAGTGCAGATCACGAAGTAGGCCAACAGAACCTTGAGGGTCATGCCAGCGTTAACATCCAGACCTGCACGACGGCTCAAACGACTACCGAAGGATTCAGCGAATGCCTTGGTTGCCATCAATCGGCAGCTCTTCAACGGAACCACATCACCTTCGGCTACGTCGTGTTGCAGGAACGCAGCCAGACGCATGATGGTGATTTCGTTCTGGTTAACAATGGCGTTGCTTTTGTTGCGGAATGGACGTTCGTCATAGACGGTAATCATCTGACGATTGAACCCTTCCATGGTGATTGGAAAGGCGAAAACAGGAATAGGGAGATCGGTTTCATGAGTAATTACAAACACCCCAGGCTTCTTCGTCGGGGTGAGATTGCGCGTCACATGAAGGGTCTTGATAGTGCTCTCAACCTTGTCAGTGGCCTTGAAGGGTTTCCCGACCGTGGTGTCATAGGCGTTGATCAGCATGAGGTAACCTCTAAAAATAACATGTTATGTGCCAGTGGTATAACACACTGTACGGCCCAGAAATGGCTAGCATACGATTGTTTTAGGACCCACAAACAGGACATCTACGAGGTTCTCCATGACTGTTCTTAACAGCATCATTCCGGGGAAAGTGAATAATCGTGGTATCAACGACAAGTCGATCCCCGATTACACCATCTCCGAGCCGACGTATCCGCTGCACCTTCCAGTGATTTCCATGGTGACCCCCGTGGGTGATCTGGCTGACGACAAAGGTACTCAGTGGATCGCCACCTCCGACTTTCAAAAGAAATTCGGTAACGTTTTCGACCACACCACACCGTTCTACAACCCGAACGCCGCGCTGATCTCTCAGCTCGCTTTGGGTCAGCAGGCGACCATCGGTGTTCGTCGTTTGTCTGCCAACAAAGAAGTTGCCCGTGTGGCAATCTCTGCCTTCGTTCAGCTGGTGACTCTGCCAGACTACGAACGTGACATGGCTGGTAAGTTCAAGCGTGACGCCGACGGCAAGAAGATTCCATCCGGCACGTCGTTCACCACTGCACTGAGCATCGAGATCAAACCTGATCCTGAAGCGAAGAAAGGTACCGCAGTTGGTGCACTTCAGCGTCGTACCATCGTCGGCGCTCCAGCCAACGGTGAAATCCCGGCTGTGCCTGACACCATCGTCTACCCGCTGTACGAAGCGGTAGCTGGTGTGGGCGACGTCTACAACAAAGGTGGCCTGGTCACCGGCGTTTCCGACAACGCTATCAACTGGCGTCAGATCGCTGAATTCGTGACGGCCACGGGTGTATTCCCGTTCGACCTGAAGATGTTCACCGAGAGCGATGCGGGTCAGCGTTCTTACGCCAAGACTCCGAAGCGTCTGGAAACCGTTACCTACACCTTGTTCAAGACTGAACTGAACAAGACCAAGTTCGGCATCAAAGACGCCTTCGGCCAGTTCACTGGTACGAACGTTAACCGCAAGGTTACTCCGGTACAACAGCCGTTCAACTCGGTGCATATCTACGAAGAGTCGATCACTGCACTGTGCCAGGCGATGTATGCGGTTGAAGAACCACACAACACCAGCCTGGTTGATACCACCCAGTTCCCGTACCAGCAGATGAACCCGTTCACCTGCGTGAACCACACTGGCGCCCCGTACTACGCTCTGGTTAACACCGGTGCTGTGACCTGGGACATGACTGGTTCGGTTAAAGCGACTGGTGGTGTGTCTCCGTTCCTGGACGCCGATGGCAACCTGCCTTCGTACGTGGTTGTTCCAGAAATCGACGACCCGTTCAACGTCTTGGCCAACGCCAAGTACCCGATCACCAATGAACAAGCCTGGCAAGTGAACAACAAGCTGATGGCCTTGGACATGACCGAGTACCTCGCGGGCACCGAAACCAAGAACTACACCAAGAACCGTCAATCCTTCTACTGGGACGTTGGTTTCTCCCAGGAAGTGAAAGACCTCGCGGTGCAGTTGCTGGCTAGCCGTAAAGACATCATCGTGATTCCTGATGCGACGGTGTTCGCGCCTGGCAAGACCAACGTCCTGGCCGACGTGTACTCGCGATTCACTTCGCTGTCTGCACAAGCCAAGCTGTTCCCGGAATCCCAGTACTGGGGTACCCCGAGCTGCCGTTCGTCGATCAACCTCATCGAAGCTTACGTTATCGACGAGAAGAGCGGCGAAGCAATGTCGGGTAACCTCGACCTGGCTTACGCGTTTGCACTGTTCGCTGGTAACAGCGCTGGTGTGATCCGTGCAGCGTTCTCGCCTGACAGCAAGGACAACCGCAACCTGCGTACCATGCACTCGCCTAACATCGAGTTCGAGGAAGACTTCGTTGCCGGTGACAACTTCACCAACGGCGGTATCACCCTGCGTCCGCGCAACGTTGAAACCCTGTTCCGTCCGTCCCTGGTTACCCTGTACCCTAACGCGGATTCCGTGCTGAAGGACCTGGTCACCAACTTCCTCTGCGTGTGCATCGAGAAGATTGCACAAGACGAGTGGAACAACGTCTGCGGTGACACCTCGCTGTCGGCTTCCGACTACGTGGCTAACTTCAAAGACGGCGCGGAACGTAAGTGCCGCGATCGCCTCGGTGGCCTGTGCAAGTCCATCACGTTCGTACCAAGCTACGACGAAACCCAGCCGGGTGGTCGTGCTGTGATGAACACCATCGCCCATGCTTACTTCAACAAGGGTAAGTACATGATGAACCTGGACCTCTTCGCCTACAACGAAGAAGATCTGGCCACCAACTCGTAAGGAGTAAGTAGTTATGGCTGCTGATACTAACTACCCACACCGTACAGACACCACGTTGATGCCAACGAGTGACCCGTTTGTCGAGGCCCTTGACCTCGGCAACCGTCCAGTCATCGACGGCGACGCCGGTGGCATGTACGGTTGGGCAGGCAACATCTTCGAGTACATGTCGGCTCAGCCTCATGTGTCTCAACAAGGCTGGTGTATCGTTCTGAGCACCCCGGCTTTCTTCTCCCGTCTCCCAGGCGGTAACAAACTCCATTCCCTGTGCAAGGCGTTCTTCGAGAACCGTTCGCAGGAATGGAGCGGCATCCGTGACTCCACAGAAATCAACTTCGGTTCGATGGAGTGGACAGGTCACAAAATGTCCGTCGCCACCGGTGCTACTCGTAGCCTGGGTAGCGTGACTCACAAGGCCTACGACGTGGAAGGTGAAGTCTTCACTCACATGTTGAAGACCTGGTCGCGCTGGGGTGTCATGGACCCTGAAATCCTGAACGCCAAAATGGTGATTCTGGATGATCCGGGAGATATGCTGCTCGACGACACCTCGTACTCGGCGATCTACTTCGAGCCAACCCGCAACATGAAGGACGTAGCTCACGCCGCGATCCTGGTAGCGGGTCAACCGACCACGACCGTTCCGATCGAGATCAAGCGCAACAAAGCCGACGAAAACCAGATCCGTTCTATCGAGATGGAATTCACCGGCGTGATCGAAATGGACACCCTCGCGGTGAAACAGATCGCTCGCAAAATGCTGCAACTGCTCCCACTGTTCAACCCTGACGCGGTAACTGCGCCATCGGGCTTCCAGGAACGTACTTCGATTCTGGAAAACCTGAGCAACGCCGGTACCATCGAACGCATGACGCAAGCGAAAGCGACCGTAGCGGCCGAGGCAGGCGACTACCTGGGTTAAGCATGAATATAAGCCCCTCTACCCTTTGCGGGGTAGAGGGGCTTATAGCCGCTATACAGCGTTTATAGCAGGAAGACCACCCTCAGGTAGGGAATGCAGTTAAATGACGGCCTTGGTACCACACAGCTCGATGTAGAGCTATATACACCTGTACTCACCTTAAGACAAAAAAATAAAGGAAGATAGGGTGGGGGAGGAAACCCTCCCTCCACCTTAATCCACTTCAGTCATATTGGCGAAGTTCTCATATGAATCAAATGCAGTGGCTATAGTCCCTACTGCGCATTTGTCTGAGATCAGTACTGTCACCCCGGTCTGTAATTTGTAATACGCCGAGATAACACCTCCCTTATCCATGTAGCCCACTGTAGTGAACTGTTGACCATCAGCCGAGTAGATCTCTCGAGAGTCGGTTGCTTCCGCCGCTGAATGGTGATAAGAGGTTCCCATGTCATTGCCTAACTTGACAACCGTTTGCTCAGGTTGTATCAGGTCTTTACCATAGAGGATCGTAAAGGTATCCGTTGAGACGTCACGCAGCACAAGCAACTTTTTGCCTGCTTCTGTGTCACAACTCAGCAAAACCTTTTCTTGTTTATCCTTAGGTATCCCGTCCATCACTCCTGCTGTGGCGACGTTGAACCCCGCTGAAGCAAAGAGTACCAGTAACAGCACAATAAGCGATCGCATAACTAACTCCCTAGGTAAAGTAGGATATTCCTAATCCCACAAAAAATAAAAGACAGAGGAGTTACCCTCTGCCTTTCTCGGCTTGCTTACAGATATACAACACGCTCAAGAACGCCCATGGACCACTGGTTATGTTCTTGATCACGGTTGAACGCTTCGACTGCTGCTTGCAGGCTAGCGTGTTTACCGGTTTCGATCAGGCCGCCCACCGAGTCACGGGAGACGCGTGCTTGACCATCTTCCAGGTACATTTGGTTCAGGCAGAAACCGACCTTGCTGCTGCACAGAGGTACAACGATACCTTTCTGTACACCAGGCTTGCGGAAGATACCAAGACCAGCAATGGTCATGGTACGGGTACCGCAGTTGTGGTCGTCACCTACCACACCGTTAGCTGCTTGAACTACTGCAACGATTTCGTCGAACTGGCCAGCGTTGAAATGAGACATGGTATTACTCCGAGTGTGAAAGACATTGATTGTCTTAATCACACAAGTAATATAGACTTGAAAACAAATGTATCTTAAATATAAGCCCTCCTAGCCCGTATAGGCTAGGAGGGCTTATGGCGTGGGTTAAACAACTTTCTTACGGTGGTCGTTACCGATGACCAGCTCGTTCACTTCCTTAATCGGTATGATGCCTGTGCGTGGGTACAACATGACATGCGGAACGTTGGCCGCATACTTGACGTACCCCCAATCAAAATCTGGTCGCGACCTGGCCTCCAAATAACCATACCGAGTGACATCATGCGGAAGCGTCTTTAGAAACGTTTTGAAAGCGGCTTTAGTAAACCCGATCTCACCGTACTTCTTCTGCATCTTGAACAGTTCGGCTTTCCACAACGCAAATATCTTTGGATCGTGGCTTTCCCAGTTGTGCTCTTTAGAGAACTCATCCAGCAATGCCGTTTTACGCGCACTTTCAACCACACGGAAATTGAACTCGTCCTCCAGGTCATCCACCTCAATCACGTGCTCGTAGAGCTTGTGACCCTTGTACCAGAACGGATGACCTTTATAAAAGATCTCCGGCATCAACTTAGAGGGGATGGGGTTGAAGAAGAACGAGATGTGATCTAAGTAGTCGTCGGAAACCTTTACATCAGCTGGCGGTGGGAGACCCGATACACGCCGGCTTTGCAACTGGTCGTAATGCACGTTAGAGTAATGGTAGAGCTTCATACTCGCACCTACTTCTTCGGCAAGTTCAGTTCCATGCCGTAACCGAATTGCTTAGGCGGTTCTGCACGCTTTACGAAGTTTGGATCTTCCTTCAGCCCGTTAGGACTCCAAGGCTGGCGCTCTGGGGGAACAGTCGAGTAGACCTTGCCCAGAGCATCCAGGTGTAGCCGTTGGCGCATTTCATCATCGGGTGTCATAACCATAACCTCTTAATGGACTATAACATTTGGGCCCCAGCCTTAGGGCGTTGCTTGATCTTGTTAAGCTTATGCATCAGGATAGGAAGCACCTGTGCGTAGACTTGATCAGGGTTCACTTCAGCGTCGATTACGTGGTACGTATCAGCACGATCAAGATCACGCGCACATCCCAAGTAGTTGATACGCGCCACATCCAGCATGGTAATCAGTAAACGATCGAACTGATCACCAACCTTCTCTTCAGGACGAATGCGCTCCTGGAAGATACGTGGGTTACCGTCCAACAGGAAGGTCATGTCAGGATAGATACCGTGCACCAACTCATGCAGCTTTCTGAGTTTACCAATACCAACCGCATGCTGGAAGGAAAAGGTCGAATCACAGTAACGATCACACAGAACAATCTTACCAGCTTCCAATGCTGGAAGAATGATGTCCTTGGTATTCTCGTTACGCGCAGCGTTAAACAGCAGCGCTGTGGTCATCGGATCCAAAGGCTTCATATCAGGGAAACCATTACGACAAAAAGGTCGCAGGAACTCAGCCGCCTCAGTACCACCAGGTTCCCGTGTGCGAACATACGGAAGACCAGTGTCTATCAGCCATTGCTCAATCTTGTCAGTCAAGGTGCTCTTACCGCTACCACCCAACCCTTCTACTACCCAAAACTGTCCTTTCATGCAACCACTTCCCCGTTAAGTTTTTCCGCTTCAGCCACCCACTTCCAGGTCGAGAGTTCCCCGACCATCTTGATGTGCTGCTCCACGAAGTTTTTGAAGTTAGAGACGCTATTACGTTCCCATGTATCAAAGGTCACGTTATACCGCCAAGAATATAACTTACTCAATTCGAGTACCAGGTTCATCGCCTCATCAGGCAGACCCACATCAGATGGTAGACCAAAGCCACACATGATACGAATGTGAGCCGGAATATCGGTCAGTGTTACATCCCAATGCTCAGGCATCTCCATGTCCAACTGCTGGGCAAGTTCCTTGAGCTTGTGTGGGTAGGCGTTATAAACAGCCTTATTCTCATGAGGCCATACGCGGGCCTTACCGTTTACCAATACCAGGTCTTTCAAAACCTGGGGAAGCATGGCGTAGATGTCTTTCTTGTCCATATCCCACAGCGGCATGCGGAAAGGAGTTTCCAGATTATCCGCGTTACCCAGGCGACCGATAACGCTCGGTACTAGGGTGCACAAGTCGTGGTAATCTTGCTCAGAGTGGTCCCACTCGATGAGCGACGTTTCAGAGGCATCGGCTCTGTTCCAACCAATCCAGGTTCCAGGATTCTCATCGTAGTTCATACGACGAATATCGGCCATGCCAAATGCAGTGGCCAGTTGTTGGGTGATGGAGTTACACACCTGATTTTCGGAACGGTCACCACCTTTCATACGGGCCGCGAAAGGTGCGTCCATGGAATAAGAAATAGTGCTGATCGAACCGCCCTTAAAGGTCATCTTCTTGACCTCCTCGACGATCCGGTGCATGGTGTACATTTCGTACATCATCGTCTCAGGAATACCTGACACGTTCATCATGTGCAGGTTTACTTTAAACCCACGACGTAGCGCCATCATCAGCAAAGCAGTGGAATCGATACCAGCACTGAAAGCAATGTTAACTTCAGACATCAATAAATCCCCATCGATCAAAAAAATAAACCCTACCCTCCGAAGAGGGTAAGGTATTACAGTCAGGCTGCTGGCGCGAAGTGCGACAGGATGTAGTCTTCAACCGCTTCGATCTGATCAACGATCATCTTCGACCACGGTTCGAGCGGACATTCTGGATCTTTGAACAGTTGCTCGTTCTTGAGGGCGTCGACAGTTGCCCAGCCCACGGCGTCGTTCTGAGGCTCGGCCATTTCGAAGCGAACAGCTTCGGTAGCGTCGATGGCGTACACCACACCGTAGTGGATGTTGCCAACATAGCCATGTTCTGGCTGGCTGTCCATGACGAAGCCGATCTTCTTGAACTGGGCTTCTTTGGCATCGATCATGACGTTGTCAGTGCAGTTCATGCCGTTGGCGTCGAACAGCTTGACTTCTTCACTGCCTTCACGGTCGACGGAGTCGTCGGTGGTTTCGTCCATGTCGATCAGCGGAGTCTGGGTCAACAGACCACAGTCAGTGATCATGTGGTACGACACGTCGTAACCTTCGATGTGACCACCGGCGCCCAGGCTGAGCTTGGAAGCCAGGCGACCTTCGCCGTTGGTCTTGTTACGACGGTAGACCATGAACTCCACACGAGGACGGTCGTGCTGAAGATCGTGGACGATACGGTAGAACAGGGTATAACCGATGCCTTGACGCAGCAGTTCGAACTTGGTGTTCAGAGCGCGTACGGAGCCCATAGTGATCGCATCGAGTTCACGCAGCTTGGTGTGCATCTCGGACTGTGGAAACAGTGTGAATGCGTTGTCAGGCGCGATAGCAGCCAACGATGGACCGTGAACACCGTAAGTGAACTCAGCGCCTTTTGCAACTTCTTTCAAAATCATTCTTACTGCTCCTGTTTACGACGATAGAAATTAATGCGGTTAACACCGACCTGGTGAATCTCTTCCCAGGACTTAGAACCAAGGTTGTAGTACATACAGATAACCCAACCCAGTGTAAGATGACCGTGACCGTCTTCCATCTCACACTCGAGTAACGTGTTAATATCAGCCAGGGTTCTGAACGGCTCGTTCTCTAGAACTGCAACCAGCTTCTTGCGTAGTTCGTCACCCTTCATTCCCAGTGGAGTGGAGAAGTGGTTACGACGCCAAGCAGTCCAAGGGTGCTCACATCCAATCGGTGCGGAGCCGAAAGGACTTGGTTCGCCTTTGGTTGGACGATAGTGCTTATCGAGCATCCGGGTGAACTCGCCTTCATCCAGTTCTGCCACACAAGTGTCATACGGTTTAGGGGCCATGGTTTTCCAGTGTCCTTTAAAGAAAGGGTCGATTGTAAACGCGTCACTAATGAATTCCAGATAAGTACCTGGCTTGGTTATCCGGTCTACCTCAGTAGCGGTATACCAAGTAACAATAAGTGCGCGCAGTATAGAACGACAAACCTTAGCGTCGAAAGCGATTACATGAAAACAGTGACCTTGCCCGACATCGCCATCGTAACTGTACCAGGGCGTATAACCACCCTTAATGATAGGGTGCGGCTTGGAGATACACAGTCGATTGCCATCAAAGTCATGCTTGGTGTAAAGCGTGATCAAATGTCCAGCTAACACAAACTTATCGCGCGGACCTATAAACATCCCCAGCTTAACCAACAGCTCTACGAGTGTATACGTATCCATTACTGCTCCGATGCCTTACGTTGCTCGATAAGCGTTTTAACGGCTTGGACAGCTTCAACTAACTTATTCGGTTGAGCGACCCAAGCGGTACCATCAGGATAGAAATCCACAACGCGTACTTTAGGAATAGAAACATTTCCTTTACTGCGGTTATACCCAGGCAGCGCACAGGTAACCTGAACACAGCTAGGTTTCATGGTGAAGGTGGGGTTATACGTTATCCTGAAACCGTTTATAACTGTTTCGGTTTTACGATCGGTAAAGAAACCCGTTTCGTCTAACTCGTGATATAACTTACCGTAGTCACGTGTCATCCCTATCCCCAAAAATAAACAAAATGCGTAATAGTGGATGACTAAGGATCTCTCCCTAGTCATCCTTACTACTGCGGGGTATTAGCCGAACAGCTTGGTAGCCAGTTCAACGTTGTGGTCGCGATGCTGTTGCAGCCAGTCGGTTTGTTCTTCGCTGTGGTAGTAGTCGATCGCGGTGGTCGACACGCCGTACAGGTGATCATCACCCACTTGCTGTTGCAGGTGGTGCTGGGAGTTGATGGTGAAACCGCCGAAGTCCAGGGTGCCGTCGATGGTGGTCAGCTTGTTGTTGTCAGCGAACTGATCACGCGCTACTTGTGCGGTAGCCACTTCAACCTGGCCGGACAGCTGATTGATGTAGGTCACGTGAGCCTGCATCGATTCCGGAGTGATGTCTTCCGGCAGTTCCAGTTTCGTAGCATCGAAAGTCGCGTGGTTGGTGGCCTTGTTGTAAGTGACGTTTTCCACCAGTTCTTTAACGGACGCGTCTTGTGCTGCGGAGTATTCTTTATTCAAGCTCATTGTAAACCTCGTGAGTGGTTATGTGGTTGTGAAGAATTAGGAAGCAAGAAGAGGTGGTGTCCACGTCCCCCCAGACGGTAAGTCTGTTGCTCGGGATAGTGATATAGGTTTGAAATATTCTTACCCGAACAACAGACCGGACGATTACCTTTTAGCCGACCAGTGTGCTACGGATAGTATTTGGTTCTGGTTCAGCAGCAGCTTGAAGAGTGATGTCTTCATTTTTACCCAGATCCACAGTACCGTCTGGCGAAACGACTTTAACGTTGCCGAAGGTCTTGCGGATTTGTTCGATGGTGGCGGTAGGATTCGGATCATCCTTGTCGATGATCACAGTGTGAACGCCCACGCCCAGGAGTGCGGATGCCTCGCTCAGGGTGTCGAACTCGCCGTCAGTGGCCAGCATGTCCAGCAGGTCGAACGGATCGCTCAGATGGCTGCCTTCGTCGCTGGTAGGAACCGCGTAGTAGCTGATAACCTGACCGATGGTTTTCAGGAAGTACTCGTTGGTGAAACCTTGCTTCTCGAACATGACCTCAGCGAAGTCAGTAGCGTTCGGGTAATCGGTCATTGCCGTCTGGACGGTTTCCGACAGATCGAAACGAGTAGCCATGTACGCGACCAATGCTTCAGCTTTGGCGCGAGGTGTTTCTGCCACTGCGAATGCGATCAGGGCATCATCGTAACCCATCAGACGACCAGCGACCATTTGGAACAAACCAACGTGATCTTTGAAATCGCCAGCAGCGATACGGTTGGATACCGCGACGTTGGTGTGGTGTTCGGAACCAATGGTGCCTTTGGTCCAGGCCGTCAGACGGTTGCCCACAGAACGCATGTGCTGGGCGACCAGTTTAGCGATGTAGATGTGAACGGCGTCGCTCTTCTTCGTGCTGACAGATACACCGCTGATCAGATGATTACCGGTATTGGCGTCCTTGGAGTTTTCCCACTCTTTAGCCGAGGTTTCCAGCAGAGCGTGAAGAATATTGACACCGCCCGTAACTTCGCGCAGCGTGTTAACGAACGACAGAGCTTCCAACAGTTGAACAGCTGCACGAGATTGAGTATCCATTACTACTTCCTCTTGGTTTATGGTAAAACGCGCTAATGTCTATATGTATACGTGTACCGTGAATAAATATAACCCCTACCCCCGGTCAAGGGAGTAGGGGTTAGTACTGTCTTATTTGAAAACAGACAAGGCGCTGGAACGAACAACTTGAATCTTCTTGTCGTGTTGACCACGAAGACGCTGTTCTACGTCGCGAATCATCTTCGAGACCGCCGCGTAGCTTTCAGTACCGGCAAAGCGAGCCTTGGCTGCTTCACTGTTTACTGTCTGCTTGCACATGAACAGGAACTCGTCAACCGTCGCTTCCACTTCCGCAGGAGTTGGGTTGTACAGCGCAGAAGACAAGAAGTCTTCCAGACCCGCAGTGCGGTGCTTACAGGCATTCAACATGCCCTGCTCCATCACCACGTCATAACCAGTGAAGTATTCCACCTCACGGTTACGATCGCCCATCTGCTGCGGCTTGGTCACCGTGCGGATGGAGATCGCTGTGTTCATGTCCGGATCGTCGATGCTGTCCTGGAACACTTCTTTGAGAGGACCGAAAGCTCGGATCTCTACTTTGTTGTGCACCGGGTCGCGATCGCCACCAGTCATGATCCAGTGAATCTTCCGGATGGCTGCACAGACGTTGGGTTCCAACACTGTACGCAAACGGTGAATCCACTGATACAGATCCGTGATAGGCGTTTGAACAATACGCCCGCCTTCACGAGTCCAGAAGTACTGCGGAGGATGCCCCAACTCACACCAGAGCTGGTTTTCCGCTGCACGACGGTTGAGGTCGCTATCAGGGTGCATGCACTCTTTGATGTAGTCGTTGAAACGGTAACCCACACCACCACGGTTTTGAATGTTGAAACCACCCGAGTTCATCAGGTAGTAGGGGCTGTTAGGCTCCATCGGTTTCAGAATGCCACGTTTACCACTTCCTTCCAGCACCGTGCTGCCGAATGTGATGATTTGACTCATACAGGGACCCCTTTAATGATCTTCTCCAGATCAGTAACACGGTCATCAGGGTTCACAATAGCCGCCACCGTGTTGTCACGTTGGTAACCGCCCATGATTTTCGGGAAGGTCCCGTCGATCAAGAGCCCACTGTTGTTAAGACCCACAATCACTGGAGGTCGTCCTTCCAACATCGCCTTACTGTACCGGTACGGTTTTTCCAGGTTATCTGGATCGCGAAACATCAGCGACATATAGACGCGCATCACCTGGGGACTGCTACCCACCGGATCACCACTCTGCGTAGCCGCCAAGTCAAACATCGACGACAACGCGTTTTCAGTGACATACCAAGGACGTTTGGCGTAGTAGAGAAATTCCATGTAATACGCATACGGCTGATTGGGCTCTTGCAGTACGTTGGTGTTCTCGATTACCGTGTCGCCTTTGGTAAACTCCAACACCAGGTACTGAGTGCCTTTAATCGCAACTTCACGAATGCTCAACGGAACCAGGGTAATGTCCATCAATGACATCAGGGGAGCGTAACACTCCCCCGGTATCACCAACCCAAGCACCGCAGGCGTTGTGACTGTTTCCCCTACCACTGCCATACCACTGTCAACAAACCGCTTGGGCAGATGGACCTCGAAATCACGTTTAGCGATAACGGACCCATCTTCCAATTCAGTAAACAGTCGGTCTGCAATCAGGGGATCGTGCTTGAGACTGCCGACGTCCATTGATTAAGCCTCGAGCAGGCGGTTCACGAGTTCGTTGATCACCGCTACGGTCAGGCGCTCACGCTTGTCCATGACGTTGTCTTCTTTGCTCGAGTCCACGAAGGTCGCTTCGATGATGTCAGCCGTCAGGTTGGCACCACAGGCACGCAGGAACGCAGGAATCAGCGAGGTTTCCAGCATGGCATCCAGACGAGGATCAGCACCGTCTTCAACACCACCGATCGACACACTGGTGTCACCGCCTTCGAAGCGAGAAGCCAACAGGTGGTGAGCCTTTTCCAGTTCGCTGGAGAACTTCTCCTGAACCCAGGTCAGTAGCATCTGGTTATCGCCGCGCAGGCTGTTCACACGCTCGAGCAGTGCAGAGTGATCATTGATGAAATCGTTGATCGCCTTGATACCGCCCTTGATGAACAGTTGCTTCGATTGAACCGACAGTTTCTCGTGAATGTGAGCGTAGTACGCCTTAACGTAACCAGCACCACGACCGATGTCTTCGATGAACTCAACGATGGACATTGGCTTACCGGACAATGCAGCCCAATGGTAGCCCATGATTGCTTCAGTGAAGCCAACACCCGCTGCCTGAACTTTCGCCAGAATGCTGTTGGTGTAGAACACTTTCAGCTTGGCCGTCATGAAACGAGTATCGCCGTACTGCGACTGGCTGTGCGGAGTCAGTGCCGCTTGTTTCTCGGCGACGATCACCAGCTGGCGCGTACGGTAGGTCAGTACCACTTGCTTCAGCTTGATGAGGTACAGGGTCATACCGTTCCACAGCTGGCTGACGAAGCTGCGGTAGGTCGACAGTTCACCGGCCTGCAACCATGGCGCTGGATCTTCGGAGAAGTACATCTTGGTCAACAGGACGTACATCTTCAGCAGCAGTACGAAACGCACAGACTTGATCTGCGAGAAATCGTAGATACCATCTTTGTTGACGAAGAAGCCCGCCAGCTCACCGAGGTCACTGATACGACCAGCTGCGTCAGAGATGGACTCATCTTCGTCTTCGAGGATGGCCACCAGGTCTGCATGGGTAGCGCCGATGAAGTCGAGGACTTCACTGGCTTCAGGCCAGCGCCATTTCAGTGCGTTGGCTTGGCTCAGGTCAACACCGGTATAGGTGATCGACTTGTCGCGCACTTCGGTCGGGTACAGCGGCGATTCGAAGAAGCCATTGTCGACGTTGATGTACTGCACGTCGATCAACTGCTCGGTCAGGCTTTGCAGTTGCTTGTGCGAATACAGCAGCTGAGTGTCCTTCAACACACGACGAGCCATCGGCACGCCATAGGTGCGGATGTTGCCCAACGATTCACGAATGATCTCTGCCAGACGATCACTGGAGCCTTCGAGGGCTTCGGTGTGCATGTTGCCTTGGCTGGCCTGGAGAATCTCCTCACGGAAATTGTCGGTAAAGGCCAGAGCACCACCGGATTCACCGTTAAGGCCGGCAATCACCTGGCTAGGGCGGAAGTTACCGCCACCAACGACGATCAGTTCGCCGAGTGCAACGCTGGATTCGCGAATCATTTCGACACTCCTTTAACGCGGGCAACGATAGCCTTGCTGATCTTCTCGTCCATGACGGATTCGCCCAGCGGCGCGAGATACTGCAACCCTACTTTGGCGAGGGTCTTTTTAACCACTTCCACGGTATTGGCAACCGTGACAATGTTGGTGATGAGTTGCTCTTTATCAGTCATCGGACCGATCTCCTGGTAGGGGTTTAAAATGGAGCGTTACTGAAGGTGCGGTTCGAAACCGACATCCCTTGGTAATACATGTCGTAGAGACGGGTGCAGATCTCGCCGACAGTGATGTCGCCATCCTTGTCCATATCAAACCCGCTGTTTTGCAGGTAGGACTTGGCTTCGATAGGGACCGGTGAATCTTTGCGGAACAGAACTTCGTCTGGACCCTTGCCTACCGCAGCAGGGTAGAAGATGGTCAGATAGAAATCTTCAAGACGCTTGTAAGCCTTACCGCGCTTCTGCCACATCTCGAAATACTTGAACACCAGATCGAGTTGATCCAGCTGACTCATGCCCTTGACATCGTCGAGTGTGATCTTCAACCCGTACGTCTTGGCGATGTCAATCACAGCCGCAACACCGAACTGAATCAGCCCGAAGTAGTTACTGCCGCCATTGTTCTGTTTATCAGGACGGAACGTGCCGCCCGATTCAAAGCACATGCAGGCCATCAATGCAGAGGCTGCGCCGGGGAACATGTTTTGCTTGGTGCACCAGGCGCGAACCTTCTGAGTGAACTCAGCAGGAACACGATTGCTCCAACCCAGGTCATAGAACGGAACGCCATTACGCTTGGCGTAACTGAACGCTACCTGCCGCAGACCGCCCAGGCTACCAGCACCTGGAATGCCGTCAACAGCACCAGCATAGAGCCCGATCAGTTTCAGGTTGCTCTGGATGTCCTTGATGCCCTGTACCGCAGCATCGAAACCTTTACCCGAGGTAACTGGGAGGGGCACAGAACGCCCCCCATTCAAGAACAAATGGTAGTCTTGAAGAAGCTTCAAGACCCCATTCGCCGAACCAGCACCCCAGACACCGTCAATACCACCAGGGTAGACATGGCCTTCTTGCAGCACCACTTGAACGTCTTTAACCCCGTTGACTGTCTGGAAGCTCATCTTTACTTACCTCTGTAAATGGCAATAGCCTGTTTGGTAACACCAACCGCCAGTTCACTCGTGCCCAGGCGATCCCGTAAGCTCAGTACCATGCGGTTGAAGCCGCCTTTAAAGCTACACTTGACGTCAACCACTCGACCGTCTTGAGTCATCAACGGTTTCTTCATCACACCGTTGACAGTACCTTTCATCTGGTTACCGATCACGTATTTGTCCGAGGTGGTAGACCCATCCATGGATTCGACGTATACAGTAAACAATACCTTGCCTGGCGACAAAACAGGTTTGCTAACGTTGAGGTTGTTACTCACGCTACCTGTTGCAACACTGCCGTCAATCGTGGACATGCGCTTGCGATCCTTATCCGATGTAGCGATAAGTTTACGCACACTGTCAGACATCTTTTCCACAGGTGAGTTGTACATCACCTCGATCTTCACCACCTCGCCGTGGTACTTGGAGCGCATCTGTTTGATGCCCAAGCGGTTGATATCATCAACCTGCGTGGCGGTCTCTCCAGCCCCCGCGAGGTGGCTCTCTTCAATTTCGCATAAAATCGCGTCGTAGTCGATTTGGTCACCTTTCTTAACCTTAAAGGTCACGACCTTGTCCACATCCACCGCAAACGTATTCTTGGTGAGGAATGGAGTAATCGATTCCGCCATCACTTCTTTAGAGACAGCAATGGAGTCCTCGTATGTGTCCTGGTCTTCTACTAGCGCAATACGAACTTGACGACCGTTCTTCCAGACTACTTGTCCTGGGCAGAAAGGGTCCCGTGCAAACCACTGATGGTCCCAACCCAAGACGTCACCCTTAACAAACTTGTCGCCGACTTTCATATCGGTAACACGGGTATGACGATGGTACTCACCACTGGCCTCACCAATAACCAAGCCCAACGGATACTTTTCAGTGTTGCCGTCGTTATAGGTGATTTCCAGATGGTCCTCTTCAACAGCCGTTACCTTACCGGCCTCTTTAGC